TAAGTCAGGCTTTAAGACCGGCGATAAGTCAGGCTTTAAGACCGGCGATAAGTCAGGCTTAAAGACCGGTTATTCTGGCAGTATATAGACAGTGTTAATGATGATAGTGTTCAAGCGAACAGTAGTTATGCTGTGAGTGTTTTAAAAGTTCTTTAAGTTTCTTTAAGTTTCTTTAAGTGCAAAAACGTAGATAAATAAAAAAAGACATAAACAAAACAAAGAAAAAGAAAACAGATTTTAAAAAGAGTCTTAAAGTTTACACAAGATTCTAGTTCTTGAGTGTTGCTCAATAAATCCGGTTGATAATGATAGTTTTTTTTGATCGGTGACAAATAAAACACAAATATGATTAATAGATAGCCGGCTAATTTAAATTAAGATGATAGTTTTCTAACAGGAAACCAACCCGATTGGGGTCTTCCAGCCCGGATGTACAACGTATTACCCTTTCACATTTTTTTACTAAAATAAATAAGTAACAAAACAACAGCAGAAACATTAACAGAAAACAAACACCACACAAAACATGTAGTTAAGTGTTCCTAAAGCTACTTAAAGTTAACTTAAAGCCCTCTATAGCTCTAGCTTTATCTCTTTTCTTATAGTTATACTTAAAGCTATTATTTATAGTTGTGTTTGTTTCTTATTTTATAGTCTTCTTATTGACCTATTCCATAGCCTCCCATAGTTACTTATAGTAGGGATTGTTTACCTTTCCCCTTCTTCCCCTTCTTCATATAGTCGAACAAATTATTTAGACTATTTTTTAAGTACTTTCTTTAATTCTTTTTTTATTGTTGGTAAAAGGAGGCTGTCAAAAGCTCTAACTAGTGCTTCTTCTTTGTTTTCGTCGTCTATGAGGTAGCTTAGTCCAGAGATAGCTAGACAAGCGTGAAAGGCTTCGTGAAGGATGGTGTCTAGTTTATCGTTTATTTTAAGGGAGCTTCGTATTGTGATGATTTTCTTATCGACGTCTAGGTTACCGAAGTCCTCCAGGTCTTTTTTATAAACGATTTTATACTTGTGGCCTCCTATGGTAATTTGTCGTGGATTATAAGATGTGTTCATCTGCCCAATTTTTAACGCCCAGCGCTAGAGCTTGGCTTAGGATATGTTCATTGTTTGCGAAGGTGGTCCAATCTGGCTCCCAACAAGATCCGAAGAACGGTTCTGCGATTACTGCTGGGCAGTGTGTTTTACGCAGGAAGGTGGCCCCTCGGTCGCCTGTGGTTTTCTTTTTGGTTCCTCTATTCTTTATGAGTGGAAAGTATTTATTACATCCTCTGAGTAGGTATTCTGCGAGGGTCATTCCGATCCTTGAAGTTTTCCAGTACAGCATTTCCATACCTTCGGCCTTTGCGTTACTTGAAGCATTAAAGTGCAGTTCGATAGCTATGGAGGCTTTATGTTCCTTTAAGTGTTTTACGAGCCAATCTACGGCTGACGTATAAGATCCGTAACTGCCTCCATATTTATCGACGACGAAGCTACTGATTCCGTATTCCTGGAGGTCTGATTTGAGGTGTTCTGCTACTTTTTTATTGTAGGTCCACTCGTTGATGCCTCCGGCGCTTACGGCTCCAGTGTCGCCTGACCTTGAGTGACCGACGCATATAGCGACGTTTAGTTCATCTCTTGGTATACTGTTGGTGGGAAAGGGTATTGCTGTGGGTTCCTCTTTCAGTCTTTCGAGTTCTGTAAGTGCCTCGATAGCTTTGCTGATGGATTCCTGAGCTTCAAACAGCCCTTCTTTTATTTTCTTCATTATATTTCCTCTACAAATCGTCGTTGTTTAAAATGCATACAAGACAGCCAAAAGCTGCTCTAAGCCCTTCTCGTGAATCCTAGATCCAGTTAGGGGTATTTCTGTGGTGTTGTTTGTTTCCGAAGTAGCTGTCTTCAATACTTTGTAGTTCTTCTTTTAAAAGATCTTCTTTTCGGTTTTTGATTTTCTTTTCGGCATCTTGCGCCATCTGTTCGGTCCAGTAGCTAACAGCCATTGCGAGTGCGTCAAGCCTATCGTCGTGCGTTATGGCTCCCCTGTCTCTTGTTATTCGCGACAGTTGGTAAATTAGTTGGTAGCGGAGTTGAGATTCAAGGGCATAATTTTGAGCAGTGCTAAAGTCATTCTTTATGACCTCTGGGGATATGACGAGTTTATGTTGACTCATCACTGGCTCCAAGGTGTCTATTATACGTTTTTCTTTTTGGATGCTGTGTCTTACTTCCTCAATGGAGCAGGGGTGTATTTTTGTTAAAAAGGGCTTAAAGAGTTCGCTAAACATTCCGTCACCAAAGTTGGACTCGACTATGATGTAGTTGACTTTGTGTTTCTGAGCTTTAATGGCTAATGTTTTTAACACGTCTTCACCGTAGCCTCCCTGCATTCCACCCGCGTCAGGCACATATAGATAACCGTTGAGCATCTTTACTACGGCCCAGGAAGTTTCATCACGCCCTCGTCCTGAAGGGTCAATAGACATAACAGATCCAGTAAACTCAACCATGTCTCCAACTTGCTTAAAGGGGCGGTAGAACCTGTCGCCTGTAAAGCCAACATTAGGTACTTCGCTAGTCCACGCCAGTTCGGGAGATTGCGCCCAGACTACTTTCTCTGGAGCGACCTCTTCGTCTATGTCCATAACAACTAAGTCATTTACCTTTAGAGGGTAGCGGTCTATATCAGACAGGCGGCTATCCAGCATGAACTGCATAGCAAACCCGGCCTTACCATAACTGACTTCTCTTTCAGCTAAGTCTATTTCGCTAAATCGAGTTGGCTCTGTTGACTTGTTTGTTTGTTTTTTATCTTCGGCAACGCAGAGCTTACTTACACTCCCGTAGTATGTCTTTTCGTTCTTCTGGGGCGTGATGTATTTACAGGTCCACACTCGCGATGTATAATCACGTTCGATTAGTTTATTATACAATGAGTCTTCGCATTGTGGCGTCCCTAGAAAGATAATTTTAGATTCCTTATCAGGTTTAAGAATGGACTCGAATTCCTTGACCTGCTCTCCAAGCTTATCTCTCATGCCCTGCGTCGCCGAATTGTTTGGAACCTCGCAGTCATCGCTAACAACAATGTCAGCACGGCTGCCTGTTAGCTGTGAGGTTATACCCAAAGATTTAACGCTGGGGGCATGTGCGGCTGGCGCGGGGCCAACGTCAAAACTTATCTTTGAAAATCTTTGTTTGTCCGTGGGGATCAAGTGAGCCAATAGAGGCATCTCATGAATTAATCTTAACGTAAAGGTGGAGAAGTCGTCAGCTCTGGTTTTACTTGCTGAACAAACTAAGATGTTCTTTGAGGGATCTAGGAGGAGCTGATGAACTACATAAGCAGAACAGATCCAGGATTTGCCCACGCCTCGAAAGCCTTGAATTACAGCACGTTTAGGTCCGTTCTGCATCCAGTCGGCGATCTCGTACTGAATAGGAGTAGGATCAGGTAAATTTAATTGTTTCCAAACTAGATATAAAAAGTTCCTGAAATCCTTTAATTCTTCTGGAATTTCCATTTATTTCTTTTAGTTGTTTCGAGATCTGTTTCTGGCTTTGCTTTGTATTCTCAAGTTTTTTCTACTGTTGTTGAGAGGGTTGCGGTCTTTGTGGTCGATGTCTTTACCTTTAAGAGCTGCTTTACCTTTTGATTTAACAACAAGTCTTCTTGCTTTATTTCTTCCAGCTCTTCGTTTCTTTTGAGTTTCGGAGCCGTGATAAGTTTTATATTCTTTTTTGTAGTTTCTCATCAATTAGAAGCGTGTTTTACTACTCTGTCTATTCCTTCTTCCTCTTTAAACGGGAGAACACTTACAAGGTCTTGTATCTTAGTGTCTTGTTTAAGTCCTGAATGAACTCCGTTATCTTTAAGATACTGCCTAGCAGCGTTTAGTAAAGATGGTTCTGCATCGCCTATTTTTATCCTGGCTATGAACTCATCTGTCAGAAGATCCTGTAAAGTATACATTCTCCCCATGTTTTCTTTTTCGTTGTTGCTCATATAGTTATTTATCCTTTTTACGTATTTCCTTAATTATCTTTAAGCTCATATAAATTAGCGTCGCCAAGCCTACAAGCACTGCAAGAATCTCGTTTACATCATTCAAAGTAATGTTCGCAAGTAGACCTAAAACACCAACAGTTGGCGTTGTGAATTGATTGTTCATTTCTGGTTGCTTTTATGCTAGTTGAAAGATTCCTAAAGCTGCTCTTTGAGCGACTATTCGTAGAGTTCCAGCTCCAGAATTAGCTTTTACTTTTAATTTAATAGGATCACTGGCTGTCAAATATTCAATAACAAAGGTACTTACTGACGCTTTAGTCATGTTTGAGTTGGCGTCACCATCTGGTTCGTGTGTTTCAGAGAAACTTTGAGTTGTTCCCTCCATAGGACTTCCACTTTTTGCTATTGTTATTTCAACGTGTGACAAATCATTAGGATCGGTACATTCTATTTCCGCTTGCCCTTGAATAAAATAATACCCAGTTACAGGCGGTGTAAATGTATTGTTTGCAAAGGCGTTTTTATTATCTCTTTGCTCATCATTTAAAACAACATCCGTAAGTGTATTAGCTGTTAAAGTCTGTGGCGCAGTATTAGTTACATACACTTTTGCATAGTTTGCAGTAGGGATACTTACAGTTCCACTAGCCGTCAGATTAGCTACAACTGTTGCTCCAGTAGCAGAGAGGTTGTCTACACTTGTAGTCCCTTGGAAAGTTAGGTTGTTAGTATTGACGATTCCAACGGCTGCTGCGTCTTCTTGAACTTCTTGAGCAACAAACAGCCCTTGCTTGTAGGCAGTATCTAAATCATTCTCGGTCAGTCGCGCGCCGTCAACAAAGTCTACAAGGGCGTCTGAAGATGTCTGTCGATACACTCTTATCTTTGTATATTGTTCAGCGTTTGAAGCCGTTAGTGTAATCTTTTTGTTAGCCGTAGTATCAGATGATCCTTGGTTTGCAATAGAGACAACAGCCCAAGCGTTCATTACAAAACCTTTGCATTTAATGTCATTTACATTAAGCACTTCAATGTTTTCATAACTAAATTGGTTTTGACCTCTTTGATTTGAGCCTGTTCCTAATTCTGAGTATTCAATGTATGTCTTTGCCATAATAATAATTATTCTCTGTGGTGTTTAATTTTTATTTTATAATTTGTTTTTAAGGTAGTCTCTTTTAGTTTTCATAGCCTCTATATACTTTCCCTTTAGTTCAGGAGTTTCTTTAATTAACTCAAAGCGAGCTTTAGAGCTGTATCTATTAATAATGTCTGTAATAGCTTTGATCTTGGGAGACTTTATTGCGGTGCTGTCGTAGTAGTCTCCTTCAGCTAGTTTTTGATAACCTTCTTTTCCTATTAGATCTTTAAGTCTTTGCCTTAGATTTTTATTACCTATTTTAACTGTGCCTCTTAGCTCCATCCATCGGTCGTAAGTATCGTACTTACCTTTCGTAGAAGCTATCTTTGTGAGATCAATGTTTGGAATGTTAAACAGTTTCTTCGACGGCATTTTAAACCCGTGACTCAGCCGCGCTAATTCATTGTCTACAGCATTGTTTTTAACTTTAGAAATATAAAGAGGATTTAAAGTTGACCCGAAGATTCCTCCAGGGTTATCCCTTGTGATGACGTCGCCTAGAACAGTTCTTTTAGGTGCAACGTCTTTTGATTTTATTGGAACCCTTCTAAGAGTTGCGTCGGCTACTGTCCTTGCTTCTCTAACTATTATTTCTGAGTCTGTGTTTTGAAGTTGGTTTGCTATGTTAGGAACAAATCCAGCAGCAACATCCTTGAATAACTTTGGCCCGTAGTACTCAGGTTCTCTAAGCACGTTGAACATGTTGTTTACTCCTTTAAGGAATGTTTTATCAGTAAGGTTGACTGCATAAATCATTGCCATGTTTGCAAAGTTTATAGCTGCGTTTTCGTCGTTGTCGTCAGCAATCTCAAATTTCTGATAATCTCTAAAGTCAGCAGCCATAGTTAGCATTGTTGCCAGTGGGTCAAGTCTTTGATAACTGACGTATTGTTCCCCTCCCGGAAACCATTCAGGAGTTTTGAATGAGTAAGGTTGCCATCCAGCTTTTCTAAGGGTGTCTCTTTCTTGTCTGCTTTGAGGACCGCCTCCTGTGATAAATTCTGCGTTGCTATTTACATACGCAAGAGTAAACGTAGTTGTAAGAACGCTTGTTGCTAGTTTTCCTTTTAACTCTGCTTTTTCTTGTGTAGTTCCCTCGTCCATTATTTTTCTATAGCGCTCTCTATGTTTTTTAAGACCGTACATAGCTAGACCTACAGGAGTTCTCTCCAATCCAAAGTTAACAATGTTCAAAGGTGTTTTAAGAAACGGAACGATAAACCGAAGAGCTGGGTGTGCTTTAAGTACACTCGATCCTAAGTTACCCATAGATTCCAAAGCTGGAACCTGGAGTTCGTTGTAGTTAGATGTAAAAGTTGATTTCCTAGTGTAACGTGCGGCTCTTTCGGCCATCGCTGATCGAGTTTCATCAAACTTTTGATCGAGTATTTTTTCCATCGCTTCTTCGCGACCTTCACCGTACTTTAAGCCTTGAGCGTCGAGTACTCTATTGGCCTCTAAAATTCTTCCCATTTCGCTGTAATAAGTGCCAGCTTTGTTCATGGTTTTGCCCATTTCTTTTTCCACATAAGCGGCAATAGCTTTTCCATTCTTTGCTATTTGAGGGTTACTCATTGCTTCCATAGCAAACTCAGTTCTTAGGTATTGGCGCATAGCCATGTTCTTAAAGAACTCATCACCTCCAACAAGGAACCTTGAAGGAACTCGTGCTGTGCCTCCGAAAAAGTTTACAGCTGCTCCAAGTGTTGTCTCGTTTGATAATCTAATATTACCGGGAAGCGGTATGTTTTCTGCTCTTATGCTTCTCTCTTTAAGTCCGCTGTCTGACTCGTCAAATTGTCTGCTTCCGCGCATCAGCCTGGACTCGTCAGTTTTAAAGGCTATACCAGCGGCTTTAAGAGCTTCAAAGAAAGTTTCAGAGCTGTAAGCAAACTGTAAAGTAGCTTTAGCTAGCTCTTTGTCTCCGTTAAGTAAAGCTCCTATGCTTCTTTCGCCTACCATCAGAGTGTTAGTTAACATGTTACCCATGACGTTCACTATTTGAGTAGTAGGTCCAGAAAGGATACTGTTGATCCAGAACTCAGTTGTCATGTCTAGCATTTTCCTTCCGGCAGTCTTTCTAGATATCCTCTTGAGGCTAGTAATTTTCTCAACGTCGTTAAGTGTACTTGCGTTCACTAGTTGGCTTACAAGTTTCTTTATGTCTTTCTGACCTAGTCTTTCTTGCAGGAACGCAGTGTATTCCTTTACATCTGATCCAGGTTTTGGAGACTTTACTTGTTTAAATCTTTTGTTTTCAAAGGCGCCTGTTACACCTCTTTTGAGAACCTTGCGATAAAACAATCCAGCGGAGTCTCTGCCAGCTCTAATAGAGTTTACTCGCGCTGCTTCATCAAAAGCGGCAAGTGCGTCGGCAACTTGAATTGTTGCTTCGTTGCTATAAATATCGCCGTCCCATTTCTTAGCTACGTTAACAACATTTTCTGCTGACTTACGCATTATTAAGTAGGCTGAAGCGTTTTCTGCAAGCCACCTCCTGTGTGTCTCTACGTCTTCTCCTGCTCTTATTTTCTCTAAAGACACTTTAACATTGCCTGATTTCTCTGCGGCTTCTTTTGTTATCCCGTCTAAGTAGGACGCGTCTAACTTGTCATGAAAATTTTTATCTTTTAATAACACTTCGCTTCCAGCAGCCATCGCTCCTAAAGAGTCCGCTGAAGAAGCTAGGTCTTCTACTTGGTCTTCTATAGATTTAATAAGAACTTCAAAAGAAGATTCAACAGCTTGATCGCCGCCTCTTCTACTTGGAGTAGACAGTTGAGGAGATCCGTCTTCAGTTTCTTTTATGTTAAACTCAAGTTGATCTGATCTTTGTTCGTTAAAATCTTTTTGGTTTTGAGCTATCCGTTGTTCAAGCTTTTCTGTTGCGTTTTTATTTAAAGTAGCCTGATCGACTTCGTCCGTTCTAGTTTTAAAAGGACTGTCAACAAGTAGCTCTGGTTCTGCGCCTTCTCCTGTAGGTTTTTCAGTTGGATCAAAATCAAACAACCTCTGACCTTCATCGTCTTGTTTTAAATCTTCCCAAGCGGCCTTTCCAGCTTCCTCTGGGTCTTTGCCTTTTGCTTTTTCTTGTTTGTATTTTCTAAGGCTCTTTATGCTCTTTACCATTCCATAAAGAGTTCCTCCAACAACGCCTTCAAGAACCAAGCCTTCAATAACATTTTTAAGTCTGCCTTCAATTTCAGTGTCGTCTTCGTTACCTGTGTAACTTAAATAAGAAGCAAAGTTTCCTAACAAGCTTTCGTTACCTTGAAAGAGATCTGAAAGTCTTTCCTCTTGTCCTTCAAAGGCTGTGAAGTCAGTTATAGCTCCAGCTACCATAGGCTTTACAACGTATTTACCAGCTTTAGATAATTTTGAAGTAGGTCCGGCTAATCGAGCAGCTTGTGTTGCTTTTGCTATTCCGGGCAATCTTCCGGCCCAACCAGCAGCTCCTAAACCAAACCCCAAGAAACCAGACAAGAACTGTGTTGCTCCTGAAACTAAACCTCCAGGAATTGTTTTAGACTCTCCAAGTCCGTAAGGTAAAATACTGTTTAACTCAAACTCATCGTCATACCAATCACCTAAGAAAGGAGTTACGGTGTCCGCTAAATCAATAACACTGTCGGCCATGTCTAATATACCTCTTACAGGGGCAACGGCGGTATCAACAAACACATTTTCAGTCCAACCCGGTGCGTCTTCCTGTTCCGGTTCGCGCATTAAGTCTGCTTCAAAAGAAGACTCTTGTAGTTGAGCTGAAGATGTAAAAGGAGTTTCGGCGGCTTCTTTAGCCCTGCTTACAGTTCCTTTAGCTCCCTCTCTAAATAATTGTGATAAAGACATATAAATTAGTTATTATTATTTTGTTGTTGTTGTCTTGGCCTAGCTATAGTGCCTTGTTTAAATATTAAATCTTGCGCGTCTATAAATTCATCTGCCGTAAGCTTTGCTCCGCTCGCGTTTACAAGGTTATTCATATCTATGATCGTTTGAACTTTTTGAATAACTCTATTTATGTTTCTATTTTGAACTGAATCATAAGTTAGTATTGGCATTTCTTGCCAACCAAAACCAACCTTTCCATCTTCTCTTGCCACATCTTGGGATCTTAAAGCATTTTCAAGGTCGAAATCTTTTCCTCCTATTTTTATATATCCCTGCGCTGCGTCGTCTTCAAGTACTCCAGAGTATCTTAATAAATCACGCATTCTTCTATTAAGCTTTAATCTTTGACCTCCAGTTACTTTAGGAGAAAAATGCTTCGAACCTCCAGGGTTATAAGGAAGAAAGACACTGGGATGCAGAGCATCTAAAATAGATTTTATCTCGTCTGACTCTTTAACCATTTCTTTTAGAAAGCCGAAAACAGTGTCTACGTCTTCTTCTTTACCTTCAAAAAGACCAGCGTCTCTGGAATTTAAATACTTTGTTTTTAGTTGTTGTATGTCCTCTATTTCGTAGTTTGCGTTGACTTCTATAAAACCAAATAACTTTCCGCTATCAAAATCAAAGAGGCTGTCGTCTTTTGTTATTATTAAGTTTCCGTCTTTATCTACTCCAAAAGTATTTGGGGTAGCTTTAGCTGTTTCCTGTAAAACTTCTGTTTTGATTTCTTGATCAGTCATTCCTTTTAGCTGACTGTCTTTTTGACTCTTGTAAACTTCGTCTATTTGCTTTCTAGTTGACTTGAAGCCTGAGTTAAGACTGCGATTAGAACTCTCATTAATTTGATTTAAGTCGAACTCTTCTTTTAAAAATTCTAAAGCTGCCGGAAGTTTGGCTTTAGCTAACTCTGTCGCGGCTGATTGAATAAACTTGTTTCTATCTTTGCGCGAAGGAGCTGGGGTAGTTCTAACATATTCATCGACGTCGCCGAACAGCTCGTTAGTTATTTCTTCTTGTATAGGTATAAGAGCGTTTTGAGTAGCAATTTGTATTTCTTTGGTAAACCCTCTTACTTGATCAAATTTAGTAATCTCTTCGGCGTCGTAAATAGAAGGGTCATTTAAATACGCTTCTTTAGGATAGAGCTGAGATAAAATATCGATTACGTTAAATTCACGCTTAATGAAATTAGCTGCGTCAGCTTCTCGCGAGAACGTCTGTACTTTATCGCTTACTTTAGTTTCGTATTCAGAAACAAAATCTTCTACTCCATCTCTAAAAGCTATCTGCGTCTCAGGCGTTCCCCCATACGGCCTTCCTTTTTCAGTCAAGTTGTGAACTTTAGTTAACTCTTGCGTGAAAGAATTTAAACTGTCAAAAGTTTGTCCGTTAAACTCGATTATTTCACCGGGGTTGTTTGCAAGTATTTCAAGGTTTCTTCTTATGCCGTCTTTAAGCATTAAATCTTTAACGATGTCTGCTGGTAGGTTTTCGTTATCTCTTTCAAACTTAGCTTCTGCGGCATCAACTGTTTTATAACCAGCCGCTAAAGCTGCTTGTCCTGCTTGGCTTTTAAATCTAAGTTTTTTCCTGGCTTCGTCTAAAAACAACTTTGCTTTATCAAACCTTTCAGGCATGTCAGAGTCCGGGAGGTTAACGAAAGGGGCTACGGCTCCTACAATTGAGTCTTGAATAGCTTTTGTTTTTGCTGCTGGACTCATGTTTAGCGCTCCAGCTCTAGCTTCAAAATTATTAACAATTGAATCTATCCTGTCTTCAAAAAAGGCGCCAAAGTTTGTAGGTTCGTCAGAGCCTTCTAAACCTTCTGTAAGAGGCTCGTCGCCAGCTTGAGTAGCATTGAGCGCGTTATACATGTCGTTGCTAAGTATCTCTATCTCTCTTGTATTAGCCCAGGCGCTTTGTTTCTTTACATACTTATCACGTTCTTGAACAGAGAATTTAGTTTTAACTGGCTCAAAGGCGGCGTTGTGAACTTGCATCTGAAATGGGTTGTCTCCGATGTAGCCTAAAGCTTTGTCCTCAATCTCTTTAACTTTGCTAGCAATAAAATCATCGTATTCGTCTACGCCTTTTGCGTCGAACTCATCTGCGTTTATGTTAGCCAGCTCATTACTGAGACCGTTAAACATAGGAATAACTTTAGTCTCAAGATAACGCGAATAGAGTTGCTGAGAGTATCCTTTTTGAAAACCGATACGTTCAGTTAAAGGAATCTTGTCTTGTTCTTGCTGCTTCTCAATTGCTGCAATTACGTCGTCGGTAGACATAACAGCTGCTGTATCCTGGCCTCTTTTTAGCTGTATGTTGCTGTACTGTCCTAAAATATTACTAAACTGCGAAAGTCCGCGAGACAGTTGCAACATAGAGTTGTCTTGAGGAACTTTAGGCATGTAGACAGGTGTCTGTCCGGCGCCTTGAATTGTCTCACTGAGTCTAACAGCTCCGAAAGGAACGTCTGTTTGTTTTCTAGGTTTTGCCATATTTATGAATCTTTATTTGGCTTGGGTACTCCAAGTCCTGCGTTGTATAATGATGTGTAAGTGCTTAGTCCTGATTGAAGACCGCCTAAAGCAGACCCAAGATAATTAGGTTGTTCTATAGGTTGATTAATCCTCAACATGTTTCTATTAAATCCTATTCCTGACTCCTTTAGCTGTAGCTCTCTGTTTACTGTAGTCAACTCAGCTTGCTTTTGTTCTGAAAATGTATAGTCAGCTTCTTTACGCGTGAGGTCGCTCAACAAAGCTTCAACACTTAGCCCGCTAATTCCTGCTTCTCCTGCTGAAACTCTTGCAGTTGCTTTAGCTTCCATCGCTCCCTTTGCTGCTTCTTGAAGACGCTGAGATCGCGTTATCATTTCTTGTTGCTCCTGCATTCGCATTGCTGAGACTTCCGCTGCATACCTTTGCCTCTCTTGAGCTGAGGCTAATCTTTGAGATTGCTCTTGAGCGTCTGCTTGGTAGCGCTGTCCTTGTATTGAAGAAATGGCGCTTCCTGCTCCAATGATTGTTGATGCTATTGCTACACTACACATAATAGTCGTCGATGATTTCGTGATTGATTAAAATAAATTTGTAAAAGGGTTCGCCTTTGATTGTAAGTTCGTGGGTAAAGTTTGCGCCGAGCCATTCTAGCCAGCGTACAGCAGGTCTGTTATAACGATGTACAACATTCATTGCTGTTCCTCCTGTAATTTTAAGAAGCTCGTGTATCCAGGTCTTTGAGTGTTTGACAAGATCCCTTCGAGCTACCTTTGGAAACTCTTTTGTTCCAAGCATCCAAACGTAAGGTGTTTGTTGATCTGCTGATTCTCCTACGCCAAACATGGCAAGAGGTTTGTTTGTTTTATCAACAATAGTCATAGTAGCCATGTCGTAATCAAAGGCGGACAGAAGAGCTTCTTTTGGTTTTGTTCCAAAAGACATACACTCCACAACATCCATTTCTCTAAGTTTATCAGCTAAGTACTCAGCGTGATCGGGATGTCCGTCGATGACGTCTACTTTATCATATCTAACTATTATTCGATCAAACACGTTGCGACCTGGAGTGAATAAAAGATTCAAATTCAGCTGACTGAAAGTTACCCGGCAGCGCTGTTTCGTTTATTATTTTGATTGTAGTGTCCTTAGCTGAAGACATAATTGGAAAGGAGAAGAAACCTGATTCAATAGGCAGCGTCCCTATTGTTGTAGAGCCAACGATATTACTTGTGAATGTGTTTATGTAAACTTTGCGTGCTTTAGGCTGTACTTCTACTTTAAAACTTGCGGTATCGTCAAAGAATATCGTACCTCCTTTAAGGAAGTGTCTTTGGTATCCTGAAGGACTTCTGTTTTTGTTAGCTCTTTGTCTAAACATTTGTTCGCTAAAAGTGTAGCTCATGGTGTACTTGAGGCCAACCCAAACTGGAATTGTGTCATGTGAAGTATTTACTGTTACTACAGCACCACTGACTGTACTTGGAATAAACGCTCCTGCCTTCGTACTCCCAGACTCTCTTGTGTAAACTTGTACTGTGTCGGTAGATTCTGGTGTGTACGGAAGGTTAGCAACGCTGTCAACTACAACTACTCCAGAGGAATTAACAACACCCTCAACTCTCATGTCGAGGTAAGTGTTAAAGGAAGCGCCAGTGTCGAGAAGCTTTTCTTCCATCGGCATCTTTATTAGTACTGTCTTGGTATCTTTTACAGCTACAATATATAGATCGCTGTTAACAAATTCAAAACCTGCGATGGTAAATGCAAAAGTAAACTTAGACCAACTTGCTAATACTTTTTTGCTTCCCTCCCAATAATATTTATAGACGTACATGCTTTTGGTGTCGTCAGCACTTACAACACAAATACAATTTTCTGTTGTAGATCCTGCCATGTCAATAACGTTGGCCGGAATGTATTGAGGTACATGAGATGTAATTTCAACGGAGTCGTAAGTGTCCGTGTTGGCGTTTACAGTAAACTCTCGGACTCCAGTAAAGCTTCCACGGGTAAAAGGAAAGTAAACGTAACTGCCAAGCTCAAGAGGCGTAGTGCTTGTGTCAGTCTCATAGTTCGTTATAGGCGTAATTGAAACTGTTTTAGGCGTTAATATATCTCCACCGCGTAATACAAACTGCCCACGCTCTCCAAAGAGTATAAGGTTCTCTTGGAATCCTACTGCTGACTTTAGCTTTGTAACCTTTGTGCTAGCTACGTTTACATCAATAGGAGCTGAGTCCAGAAGGGTTCTTACAGTTGTCCTGAAGAAGTTAAAGTATTCTCCTGCTTCGGATAGAATTACACTACCTTCTGAAAGGAAGCCTAATCGGTTCTTGTAGAAGAATATGTTTGAAATTGTTTTGGTTGTAAAGGTAGGGAAGGGGTTTGTGTCACTGTCTCCAGCTTGTAACGTTGTCCAAGTACACGCCCCAAATGAGAAAGTGTTTGGAAGGGTGTTAACAAGTTTGTAAGGAAGTGATTCAGCTTTTAAAGTGTTTTCTTCTCCAAAGCCTACGTCTTCAACCCATCCTCCATCGCTGAAGTCTGCGTCTCCATCATTAGTCTCAAACTTTACATAATAATCATCTTCATTATCCTCTACGCTTCCTCTTACCTTTACTTTGAAATTGTTTGGGGCAGACTTAGGTAGATCAGATATTGAGTCTACTTCTTTGTATACAACTCCCAGTGCTGTTCCTGACTTACTGTCAGATACTTTTATTTTAAACTCTCTGCCATCTGTTCTGGAGATGACAAAAGCAGGGTATCCGTAGTTAGCACCTGCCACTTCATCATCTCCAAAAGTTTGAGAACCTTCAATCTCAACAACCTGTCCAGCAGTTGCGTTAGCAGTTGTACTGACATCAGTAATACTAAATCCATTGTTAAAAGGTGCGTTGCTTGGGCTAGGATCGTGTTGTTGTACCGCTGTTACTAACTTGCTTTTTAAAACTGAGGCAATCCTTCCTGCTCTTGCGTTAAGAGATATTCCAGTGTTTTCTGGTTTTCCTGATATGTAGGTAGCTTTAGATGTTCGTGCTATGCCATTAACGTCATTAAAATCTATATCGATTGTGTAGTCAGTCTGGTAGTGACCCTGCTTTACAAAGACTATTGCTTGGTTGTTATGTACAGCACCAGCTGCAGAAAACACCCCAGACTTTAAAGTGACAGGAGTACTAGCTCCGTTATCAGCTTTAGCTACGTTTTTACTCGTGTTAAGAATAAAAGTATTGTCGTTTACTGTGAGTGCTTTAAATATGTCCGTTGGCTTCGTAGTGTCAGTTATCTTTAAATAAGAGTTAGAACTTAAATTTAAATCAATAGAAGTCGCACCACTTGAAGCATCTAATACTACAGCTGCCCCTGTAAGTATGTTGTAAACTTTTAAAGTGTTGTTGTTTATTATAAGAACATACTTCTCTGTTTTATCTCTGTTAATGAAGTGAACAAAAGCTCCATCAGCAAGTGCTGTAGTTGCTATTTGTTTTATAAATCTTGAGTTGGGTCTTTTCTTCAAGCCGTCTGCCACCGAAGACAAAGCGTTTATCTGCTCCTCACACTGTCCATCAAAACGAAGCGTGTCAGGTTGCTGACTTACTCCTTGGACAAGGTTGGGAAGTGAAGTATTTATTAAAGCCATTAGTATAAATTGTAATTTCTGTTAATACCCACTCTTACAGCAGTGTCGTAGTTATCGAAAATAGTTCTGTCAGCGTTAGCGCCGTCAGACCTCTCCAGGTTTGCTTTCGCAGCAAACTCATCGCGTATGATAAGTGCTTCGAGATCTCTGGACCCTACAAGTCTAGATTGTAAAGACCGAGCCGCTCTAAGTGTTATATACCTGCGAGCTTGTTCTGGAAGTTTATCGAAGTCTAAAAATCTTACTACAGTTACTTCAACAGAACTTGTAAAAACCTCAGTGTTGTCTGTTCTGTTAAATAAAGTCCCACCTCGCTGCACTAAGTCAATATCGTCAGTCCCTTCGTGGTCCACTTGTAAAATGTCTGCATCAAGATAAATTTTACCGTCGCCAGGGCTTCCAGTAAATGTTCTTTTTTTCTCGGTGTTGAAATGCCAGCCTTCGCTTTGTACTTCCCTGGAAGTTTCCGAAAGGACAGTTACAGCGATTGCAGCTGACACGGGAAGTTCAGTTGTGTTTGATATGCTTGATACAGGGCTTTCACCTATGTATCCCAACATAACATTAATACATTCTAGTTCTGTGCTTAGTGTTGGCATAAATTAGTTATAAAAATAATTGAAATTAAAAAAAAGAAAGGGCAGGAGCCTTTCGACTCCCACCCTAACTTTGTGTTTAGCAACTATAAAGATTAGTCACCGTGTATTTCTACGGCGCATTCCGGCCTTAAGACCCCGTGCCCTAACGCATATTTTGCTAGGAACAAAGTGCCTTGGTGGGCAACGCTATAATCAGACTGTGTTGTTAAGTCCAAAAGGCGGACTGTTCCAACAGCTGCTGGGTGGCCGCCGATTATAACAGCCTTTGAAACGTCACCGTTGTATCCCGCACCAGAGCCAGCGAACGGGTCGTTCTTAACAGCGGTGCTTCCGTCGCCTGTAGTGGTACTTGATAAGTTACCTAAAGCAGTAACATCAGCAATGTGTTGAGATTTAATCAACTTAATACCGGCTACCATAGGCACTATACCTTTACTTACTGAACCAACACCGTCATTGTCGCGGTTGATTGCAACATTGTCAGCTGTTAGTAGCTTGTAGTATAGTGAAGGTGGCAGAACTGCGAAACGCTGTCCGTCGTTTGGAACGTCGTTTTCGTCAAGCTTTTGAGCCATCTCAAAGAAGGCCGCAATAAGCTCTGTAACAGTGTATACATTATCACCGCCAGTAGCGTTGATTCTGATACCACCTTGGCCCCCGTGCAGGTTAGCTCCAGATCTAGCAGCAGCTATCCAAGTCTTCATGACCGCGAGGTCAAAGCGCTTGGCAAGTGCCTTTCCGATCTCTTTCGCGTAGGTGCTTCGCATCGAATAATGAGATTTTAGTTCGTCAAATTCAGCGATGAATGTTGAACTAATCAACACATCATCAATGCTAATGACTTTCTCATTGTGCTTAATATTACTTAAATAACCGTTAGCTGATTCAAGTATATTTTTACCCGGCGTGTAGTAATTTGCCTCGGCAACGCCACTTACAGGAAATTGCGCACTCTTTCCAGAACTTATCGTTCTGATTGTATGCAAGTCCTTCATCACGTTTGCCTCATCAAATGTTGTTAGGATTTCGTTACTGAATACTTTAAGAAATAAAGCATCAGCATCGCCTACAGTGCCGTTTGAGGTATTGGACGACGCTCCTATCCTTGATGGGTTTGTATCTCCATTAGCCATAATTTAATATGTCCTTTCTATTTTATTTATTGTTTGTTGTTTGTTGTTGTTTTGGGTTTAACAACTCACTTAATGAATAAAACAAAAAGACCTATGAATGTTTACTTCGCTTAGTTGTCCCTCGCAAGGGGCTAAACATAAAACAAACTTTCGGTTGTTTTTGTTGTGTGTTCTTTTGTGTGTGTTGAAATCTTTAAAATTATCTGCGATGTTCCAGTTCATTCGTGTACATCAGAATCTCTGCTATGATCTCCTTTTGAGGATCGGTGAATGAATGGACTTTGAGTTTCGAGATAAAATGGGGAATCTTGCTCTTCGGTGGGCCTATTGTCTTGCAACCACTCGTCAATAAGATCAATGTTGCGCTCACGATTGCGACTATAAGCTTCTTTTTCATAAGCTTCGACTATTTTAAAAAAGTACTCGCAAATCTTTGGGAAATTGAGAAGAAGACTTACGAGTACTTTAACCCCCATAATTATTCTTTTGGTTTTGCTTTACCGACGTTTATAGCCAACCAGTTAACAAGTTTAAGAATTATTGCTGTTATCTTATTATCTGCTTTGTTTGGTGTCAGAGCTGAAACAAGACTAGCCGCTGTAACAACAGCAGTAGTAAGTGTAATAAGCTGTTCTTTGTTTTCAATAATGTACGTTATCATAAATTTTATTATACCCTTGTTGAGACTGCCAGCCGTCTTTCAATTTCTTCACGGTAAGCAGGATCATTTTCATATCGTTTGTCTTTCATTGCTTCGACTACTTGAGCGTTACTGTTGAAAGGTTGAATGGCAGCGCCTGAAGTTTGACCTTGTTTTATGTTAAGCGAAGCGTTTCCTGATTCAGCTGCGTAACGAGCATACAACCCTTTAACTGCTAACTTTGCAGCTTCAGGTGAAGACTCAGTAACTAGCTTATCAAAAGTGTCTATCTCATCCGCAGGTAAAGCTTCTGAAGCCCATTGCGCCATAGCGTCATAGTTTTCTTGACCGCCAACGCTGTTAGTTATCTGAGCAGCTTCGCTTTCCATAGAAGCCTCACGTCCTTTAACATAATCTTCAACAAACTCTCTGGGAATTCCACTGGCCTCTAGAGCTTTATAGTTGTCTTCAGATAGCCCTCCGTTCTCATAAAAAGAATTACTGGCTTCTTGTATAGCTGTAGAAACATTTGAATCCTTAGTTGAGTTTTCTTCAGCTGCTGGTTCTTCTTTTGTTTCGCCTAGTTTTTTCTCTAAATTTTCATAAGCTGCTGCAAGATCTTCTTGGCTTTTAAATTTACCTAAAATAAGGTTTTCATCTTCAGCCTTGGTCTGTTCATCTTCAGCCTTGGTCTGTTCATCTTCAGCAGCTTGAGTATTCTCTTGTCCAGAAGGGTTTTGCTGTGTTTGTTGTTGAGCTGCTTCTTGTTGAGCTAGCTGGTCTTCTAAGCTTACGTTTCCCTCCTCGGTTTCTTGCTGTTGATTTACTATGTATTTGTCCATTTATAGTTGCTCCCATTATTCGGGTGGTTGTTGTTCTTCTTGTTGTTGCTGTTCAGCTAAAGATTGATCGCTTGCTGCTTTTATTCCAGCCGGACCTAATTTTTCACTTAACGCTAAAAGTTGCTGCTGTTGTTGTTCTTCTGCAAGTTGTTCCTGGGTCTTAATTAACCCAGCTGTTTTAATGCCTAAAGCAGTCGCGCGTCTCTTTATGTATTCAGAAACATTAACAAAGTTAGCTACAGCTTGTGGTCCTAGCACTTGACTGGAACCGACAAGAAATGAATCGAGGCTGTTAAGATCGCCCTGTCTGCCGAGGCTATCAAGACCTGTAACAATAACAGGACTGACGAGATCTTTAGGAAGCTTCGGCATCTTCTTGTTTTTCTGCATTACATCCATCAAACGCGAAAGCAGCGGAGTCTGTAAATCGTTACTAAGCAAACTAAAGATACCACCTAAAGCAGCGTTAAGCTCCTGAGAGATTAATCTGATTTCTTCAGCAGTGACTCGCTCTGCATTTCTTATAGCGCTACTGGTTAGCAAGAAGTTTTGAGACAGCCTATCTTTAATTTGATTTATAGTTTCAGAGGCTACTCTAAAGTCGTTAAATTTATTAAGTTGTAAAACACTAACATCAGCAGCATTACCTTGAACTATAGCTCCGTTAGGAGCGTTCATGTCTTTAGGTCTTGTTGTCCCGTTTGGGTTTACAAGAAATAGGATTTTACTGGCAGCGGCTGAACCTTCAACAATAGCTCTAGTAAGAGACTCCAGTGACTGAAGATCTCCTAGATATTCTTCTACATATGAACGTCCAAAGTTTTCTCCATCAACGCGACTAAATCTAAGAGGTATGTAGGGGTTTTTATCTAAAGGAAAGGTCGTTCCCGTCTGAGGTAAAACAACGCCGTTGACGTCCTGTTTCAACATCCACTTATCACCTTGTTTACAAACAGCCGTAAAGAGATTTACAGTGCCTCCACTTCCTACAGATGAATCCTGGGGTTTTTGTATAGCAGCTTTTATGTCGTCATCGAGCGCTTCGTAACTAAGAGTTTCTTTTGTTGCTATCGTTAAAACATTATCCATTGGATCGCGCTCTACAACAAACCTATCGAGTCTAAAGGCTCTCATGCCTCCGTTTTGATCGAGATAAAGTAAACTGTTACCAGTAACGATTAGCTGTTTTAAACTTTCGTGAACGACCGTGCGATAGCGTTTTCTCGCCAGTTCATCTGTTACAGCATCTTCTACTTTACGCAGAGCGGAATCTATTTCACTAACGATTTCTTCAGGTGCTCCTTCTTGTTGTAATTTATTTGTATCAACCTGGAGTCTAAAAAAAGATACGTTAGGAGGCAACAAGGCGAGCAGGAGTTTTGAAGCTAAATTATTTACACCTCTCGCGCCTACGCCTTGAAAAGGAGTATCCAATCTTGAGTGCTGTCCAAAACCTTCGTCAGGGAGGATGTAAGGTATTGTTAGCTTTGAACACTGCCTAGCCCTATCAAGGTAGCTGTGTCTTTTACCTTCAAGAACTGAATAGATCTGCTCGGCTGTTTGTGCTTCGTAATTCATATAAATTTTTTAATCGGGTTGAGTCCAAGCTTCATCAACATCAGGAGTAGTTGGATCGTCTGCTATAAATTTTCCATCGGCATCCCTAGCTCTCTGAGGTGTTTCTTCTATTAAAGGGTCTTCGGGAGGATACACCCAATCACTCGGAAGG